ATTTCGTGCCTTCAATCAACTCCTTTCCAAGAGCTCTCCGATGCTCTTTCTTGGCATCGACTTTCTCAGCCCAAGATACATCTCCTTCCTCCAGGATGTTGCCATCCTTCTTGATGTATTGGACAACTGCGTTGATGTCCCGGGCCTTCTGATAGTCTCCGTGATATGGTCCCAGGTCCCAGAACCTGGAATTAGTAGTCTGTAAGGCATCCTTTAGACAGACATACGCATGCAGATGGGGGGTCCCATCTTCGTGTAGCTCGGCCGCGACAACGATTCCACGAATTGGCTTGCCATCCAATTTCTGCTTCAGCATAGACATGCCCTCTTCCTTAGTCAACAGACACCGGGGGTATGTCAGGAAAAAGGATTTAGAAGTGATTCTAAATTTGGCCTTTTTAACGGGGACTTCCTCCAAGGAGGTTGGTTCGTTATGCTGCGCTAACTCCACGTCCATAATTTTTATTCTAAAAATGAGTATTTACTGCTTAAATACTAGTTAAATTGTTCTAGAACAATTCTATAGATTCTAAACAAAAATAGAATCTAAAAAAGGTGACCTCGTGGGACAAGTCACGAGGTCACCAGTTCCTCCGGGTAATACTACACGCTTCGCTCCGGAGGAACTGGTGACCTTTAAAAAATGTAACTGCCACAACTGCTCAGGGGGAAGACGGCCGTCGTTGCGCCTGCGGCTCACCGGCCGTCGGGTCAAGAGTAGGTTGTGGTGGTGGGGAGAGGGTGGGGCTCAAGGGTGAGTTTCGCGGCAAAATAATTTAAATTATTTAAATTAACGGTCATCTGGGAATTCCGTGCCCTGGTTGTAGAACAGGTACTGCGTGGTGGGCTGCGGGTTCTGGAAGGTATAGTGCTGGTCGCACGTGATGTGGGTCCTTACCGCAAACTGGTTTGCATCCAGTTGAAGCCACCTGAAGGCGAGTAGAACGACCTGTTGGTCGGCAATTGAGGTGCCATGGGGATAGAACACCTCGACTTGAGTCTGTGAGACGTTGGGGTCTACGAATGCGTTCTTGACTCGAGCTTCGCCGAAGAGCTCCAAGTTGTTATGGGCTCTCCCATCAATTTTGAAACTGACGGTTTGGGGGCCAGTGGATCCATCTGTGGTCAGCTGGAGTAATTTGGCGCCAGGCATGCCCGAGAGCATTCCAAAGTAATCTACTCCTGAGTAGAATGTGCCGCAATCGTTGGCGAGGTGCTGGATGTTGTTTGAATTTCGCAGGTAGGTCAGAGGGACAACCGAAGCGACAATCTGGCAGGTAGACATGGTATTCATGGTTGGATTCGAAGCCCATGCATCCAAGTGAAAGGCAAGCTTGATATAGGACGTTTGTAGGGCAAACTCCTGGTAAAGGGACATCAACCCAGCCATGTGGGTGTTATGCCAGTAAGCCCTGGTGGGGCCTCCTCTCTTCGTTGGTGAGTTTGAACTCATATCCAACACGTTCAGGAAGAGGTACGAAGAGGATACGATCCCGGGTGTGACCGCCATCCCGACTACGTCCTGAGGGTGGTAGAGGGGATCTGAGTTGAAAGCGATCTTGGCTCCCAATCGGGTGGGGAGCGGGCCGAAGACCTTATCCCTGACGGTATTTTCCAACCTGGGGTTGGCTTTCAATGGACGTTTAGCGTAAGTTCTCATGGGTCGTTTAGATGGAGCAGCTCGTCCCGTGGGGCGAAGTTTGAACTTCTTTGGCATTGGATTATTATAAATTAATGAATCCAGCGGTTAAATAGTTATTGCAAATCGTATCTCGATTTTGATTGGATAAAGTTATAAAAAATGGATAACTTGATCGGATTGGTCATTATCATCCTCTTGAAGGTGATGATATACCTAATATGGAAAAAGAAAGAGGAGAGACGTGCGTTGTTAAATAATTAATTATTCTCCTCAAAGATAGTCTTTCGTTTTGCCAGTCTTGGCTCCTCTGGGTAGTAGCCATCCAGGTCCAGATCTCTGTCGAGCATATGGATGATCTTGAACCGACGTTCAATTGCAGCAGCGAGTTGCGAGTCTTCCGTCTCGGGGAATAACTCCCTGGGGTGATAATTCGAAGTGATATAAAATCTCTCGTATGCAAGAGGTACTTGGCCGCCTTTGATCTCTCCTGATAGTTGATATCGGTCAGCCCAGATCTTGAGGTAGTGTGATAAACAGCAACCGGGTTTATCGAAGTCATCAATGAGAACTGCTCGTTGACCAGTGTATCCGTCCCACCACTTGTTTTGGGCCTTGATGAATAGGTCAGGTTCCTCTTTCCTAACCTTGTAGGACTTTCCGACGCCTGGGGCTCCGTAAATCCAAATTCCTCTCACGTCAGGGGTCTCGAGGGGGTTGATAGCCAGTTGGCGGTAGGTGTCTAGATCTTGTTTGAGGTGCCTCAATCCAAACAGAAGGGAGGGGTTCTCCTGAACCGCCACAGGTAGTGATTTCGTGCCTTCAATCAACTCCTTTCCAAGAGCTCTCCGATGCTCTTTCTTGGCATCGACTTTCTCAGCCCAAGATACATCTCCTTCCTCCAGGATGTTGCCATCCTTCTTGATGTATTG